GATCCAAGTCGGTTCCGGCTCCGGTACCGAAGCTGACGCTTATGATTCCGCCAAGCTGATCACTGCATTCTATGATGCAGCAGCTGCAATGGACGAAAAGGGCGTCAGCACCGACGGACGAGTCGGGGTCCTCAACCCCCGTCAGTACTATGCTCTGATCCAAGAGATTGGTAGCAACGGTCTGATCAACCGCGACGAAACCGGCACTGCACTGCAAAGCGGTCAGGGTGTGGTCTCGATCGCTGGTATCAAGATCTACAAGTCCATGAACATTCCGTTCTTCAATAAGTACGGTGTTGACTACGGCAACCTGGGTACCGGTGATACCGATCCTGGCAACCGTGGTTCGTTCATTGGTGTGGACATGGAGCGTGCTACCAAGGCTGAAACTGGTGGCAACCACTACGGTGAAATCACCGATGGTTCTGACTCTGGCACTACCGTTGAAGGTCAATTCAACACCTCCTGCGGTCTGATCTTCCAGCGTGAAGCTGCTGGCTGTGTGGAAGCTATTGCTCCTCAGGTCCAAGTGACCAGCGGTGACGTTTCTGTGATCTACCAGGGTGATGTGATTCTGGGTCGTCTCGCCATGGGCGCTGACTTCGTGAATCCTGCTGCTGCTGTTGAGCTTTATGCTACCAGCACTGCACCTACCGCCTTCGGTACTACTTATCCTGCAAACGACGCCTGATAATTAGTTTGTTCAACGGGAGCCCTTTCGGGGGCTCCTTTTTTTTATTTTTAATTATGCCTGCCACTTATGCTGCGTCCACAGAACTGGATGCTGTAAATCAAATACTTAGCTCTGTGGGACAGGCTCCTGTCACCACACTTGATCTTCAGAACCCTGAAGTAGCTATTGTGCTCACTACTCTTCGTGAAGTGAATACACAAGTACAAGCTGAAGGGTGGCACTTTAATGTTGAGCATCACTACACCTTTTCACCCGATTCAGCAACCAAAGAGATTCCGTACCCTGTAAACGTTTTACAACTGGATACCAGCAGAGATTCTCATCGTGACGCCTACAACCCTATTCGTAGGAACGGAAAATTTTACGATAAATTTAACCACAAGTATGAGTGGGACAAAGCTATTACTGCTGATGTTACTTGGTTGTTTGATTTTGACGACGTTCCACCTGCTATTCAACTTTACATTACCGCCCGTGCTGCACGTTTAGCAGCTAACAAGATGGTGGGAGACGCTAACCTGTCTCAACTGCTGCAAGAACAAGAGCTTCAAACCCGTGCTGCTGCTATTGAGTATGACTGTAATCAAGGTGATTATAGCGTCTTTGGTTGGCGTGACGGAGAGAACTATTACAATAACTTCCAACCGTACCACGCATTGATCAGATGAGCACACTGACCCAAAGGATTCCAACCCTTCTGCTTGGCATTTCTCAACAACCCGACAACCTTAAATTTCCTGGTCAGGTAGTAGACGCTCAGAACGTCTTTCCTGACTACGCCTTGGGAATGCTGAAGCGACCTGGCGGTAAGTATGTAGCTAATCTTAAAGACGCTGCAACTTCCGGCAAGTGGTTTCCAATTCTTAGGGACGAAAACGAAAAGTATGTTGCACAATATGATGGATCTACTATTCGTGTGTGGAGTCTGCTAGACGGTAGTCCACGTGCTGTAAACATGGGCACCAATACTGGTGTCCCTGGTACTTGTGTCTTTGCAGATCTTAGAACTGAACTTAATGATTTTAACACTGCTGTAGATACTACAGAAGCTGAGCTTGAAGATCTGAATGAGTTTGGTGCAGCATATGCTGAGGTAGCTGACGGGCAAGACGGAGCAGTGACTAAACTGTTTAACGTCACTACTGACTACGATACAAATTATCAGCAAACTCTAACATCTGGTATTCTGTATGACGGAATTAGGTACCGTCTTTTAGATAACACTACAGTTATTAAAGAGTACTCTACTTCTACTTTTACGTTCACTGGTACTTACACCCGTTCTGGTACTACTGTCACTGTGACTAGTACTGATCACGGGTTTGCCACTGGACATTACATCAAATTTGATTTTACTTCTGGTGATGCCTTTGATGGTATTTTCAGGATTACTGTAGTAGATGCCGATACATTTACTTTTACTCACCTAGAAAGTGGTACTACCAGCGGTAACGTAACTATTACTGATATTTATAGTCTTGGTACTGAGCGTACTGATGACTATCCATATCTTAAGCGCACTGGAGTTAAGCTGTATGAACTGGTTTCAACAGCTGCATCTGCTAACACTGCGGCTGAACTGACTACTGCTCAAAGCAACCTTACTACTGCTCTGACTGATTACGATCAAGCAGTTACTGATGAAGGGACTGCAGAGGGTGTGTATGAAACTCAAAGAGATCTTTGTGCAATTACAACTGTACCTACCAATGCATATCTACATGGTGCTACTGCTGATGACATTGAAATTTTAACTATCAATGATTTTACCTTTATCCTTAACAAGGCTAAGGTAACAGCAATGACGACAACTACTAGTGCTGCCTTGCCTAATCAGGCGTTTGTAGTTATTAGTGTTGTTGCATATAATGCACACTATACTGTCAACATTAACGGTACCGATTATAATTATACTACCCCTCAAAACACTTCGTCAGGTCATGTAGATACAGGTGACATTGTTGATAACCTTGTTTCCTCTATCAACGCTGCTACCGGTACTCACGGTGTAACAGCTTCTGCTGCTGGTCCTGGTATTTATCTGAATGGTACTAGTGCCTTTGAGGTGTTTACTAGTGGTTCTCAAACGGAAGAAGGTATTTACGTTTTCCAAAATGAGATCAATGTTAGTGGTCGTTTGCCTAACCAGTGTCGTGATGGATATGTAGTTAAAGTCTATAACACAGATGTCATTGATGCTGATGACATGTGGGTTCAGTTTGAAACTCAAGATGGCGCAACCGCTGGTCCTGGTGTTTGGACTGAGACCGTAGCTCCTGGGATTACGTTTGAACTTGATCCCCTTACAATGCCTCATCAACTGATTCGTAATGCTGATGGAACATTTACTTACGGTCCTGTGGATTGGACTGACCGACTTGTTGGTGATAACACAACTAACCCGATTCCTAGCTTCATCGGTCAGACTTTAAACAACCTTTTCTTCTATCGTAATAGGCTTGGTTTCCTTTCTAACGAGAATATTACTCTCAGTAAAGCAGGAGATTATTTCAACTTCTTTGCAGGTTCTGCACAGCTAGTTGCAGCAGATGATCCCATTGACATTACAGCTACTTCTCAAACGCCAGTTAACCTAGCTTACGTTCAAACTATTAGCGTTGGTCTTGTTTTGTTTGGACAGAATGAACAGTTCCTGTTGTCTACGGACGCAGACGTTCTCAGTCCTACCACTGCCAAGATTAACACGCTTAGCAAATATGAATGTGATGAGAATCTGGACGCGGTATCTTTAGGTACTTCGCTTGCTTTTGTTTCTAAGACACAGCTGTGGAGCCGTGTTTACGAACTAAGCAACATTCAAAAAGAAGCACCTGCAGATTCCAATGAGTTAAGTAATAACGTTTCTGAGCTTATCCCTGCTACTATTAATTCATTTATTTCATCCCCTGCACTGGGTATTGTTTCCTTTGGACAAACTGGTACAGATACTTTGTATCAATATCGGTTCTACCAAGTTGGTAATGAACGCCTAGCTAATACGTGGTACAAGTGGCAGCTGACTGGTAATCTGCTATCTCAGTTCTTCGATGAAACTACTTTCTACGCTGTAGCTTATGACGGTAGTAACGTACACGTACAGTCCTATGACTTGACCCAAGCTAGCGAGCAAGGTTTCTTGACCCTACCTACTGGGGAAAAGACTGATGTTTGTATGGATATGTTTAACGTCAACCCACGTCGTACCTATGATGCTACTACCAAAAAGACTAGGATTTGGTTCCCCTATACTAGGCTTAATAACCAAGATTCTAAAGTCTGTGTAGTTGTTCTTGGCGGTTACATCGGTCAAACCGTGTCAGCTACTGAGTCTATTGGTGCTGTTTTGACTGGTAATGAAGTTACTATTAACAGTGTTGGTGGTATTGATTATGCAGAGATTGATGGTGATTATCGTGGACGTAACTTGATTATTGGTTACTTGTACGATATGACTATTCAACTTCCTCAGTT